TATCTAACCCCATCAATAGTTTGTCTTGATAGGGTGGGATAATCAACTTCAACATGTGTGAACATTACATACCTAATTCGTGTTTTGCTACAATATATTCTTTGACCAGACCACTTCTACAAATGTCCTCTGGTCCAAATTCAACCATACCAAATGAAGGCATGTTCTTAAGAATACGAATGAAATCAATAATTCCATTTTTCTCACCAGTCTTAACCAAGTCAGTTTGGGTAGCATCACCACAGAAATGAATCTTGGAGTTTTCACCTACCCTTGTAATGATTGAGTCAAGTTCATGAAAATTTAAGTTTTGAAATTCATCAACAATAAGAATTGAATTATCAAAAGTTGTCCCTCTGATAAAAGATGTGCTCCAAAAACTAATAGTTCCCTGTGCCTTCAGATTAGCATACAGCATTTCAAAGGCATTGTCATCAGGCATCTCAAACATATACTTTACCATATTCTTATAGGGAATTTGGTAGATATCTGATTTGTCCTCATGATCACCAGGGAGGAATCCAATCTCTCTAGTAGGTACAAGAGACCTCACAATATAGATCTTCTCATAAGGTGTCTTCTGGTCTAAGACATCTTGAAGAGCATTATAGAGGGTAATAAAGGTCTTACCAGTGCCAGCACATCCATAAGCAACAGTATGTTGGTCCTTTGCATATTCATCAAAGAACAATTGTTGATTTTCAGTTAAGGCTTCAATCTTCTTGATGTAATCTAGATTGATTGGTTTCTTCCTTTTCATTACTCTATTACTCATTCCAAACGGCACTGGATTACCAGTGTTTCCAATTCCAGTTTTACTTTTTCTTGGCATATTAGAAAGGTTTTACTTTGGATCCAGGGGCTTTGGATGCTTTTCTTAGCACATCATTCCAACCAGGGTTTTTATTGACCAACTTTTGCTGCCAGTCACCAACTTCTCCTACACCAGCACACCCTTGACTCCAATCCTTATCCCAATCAGGATTGTCCTTCCTCCACTTATCATATTCAGTCATTGTCATTGACAATGTTTGAGTTTCTTTTGTCACCTTATTAATTACAGGATATGTTGGCATAAGTTACCTCAGTTGTGTGTTTATTTATTAAGACCAGTCAAGTGCCTGTGCAATGACAGGAAACTGTTCTACAAAGATTGCTTTACATTCATTAGCAAGAACCATATGTTCTTTCTGTGTTCCATTAGCAGATCTCAGATCAATGTAATGCACCCATGATCGCACTGATCCACTCATGTACATTTTAGTTGGAACACACATAGGAAGCACATTACGAGCACACTCCTTTGCCACACCAGACTCAAGCATCTGTTGATAAAGTGCTGTTGCTGAATCAAAAAGAGTCTGCATTTGAATCTGCAACTTTTGATTCAGAAAAGGATCCAAATCATCTGTGCTGTTCTGACGATTCTTAGTATCCTGTCTACGCAATTCAGGTAGAGGGATTTTATCTCCTAGAACTGTAGAGTCAGCATACCTTTGTGAGAACTCTTGAAATGTAAAACTTCTATGACGAAGCACTTGAGCTGCAATTGCCCTGGTAGTTGATAATTCAACTGTCAAGAATGCCTGCTCAAAAATGCTCCAATGCTTGTGCTTGATGCAATACTTGATTAGACCCTCAAAGGAATCATTGCCCTGGTTAGAAGGGTTGCTTACCCTAGCACAGTAAGCAATATGCTTCTCTGCATCAGGGGTAACTGAAATAAGTGTTGCTGTCATTTCTTTTCTGCTTTTCTAACTTTTTTTAAATCTTTGAGTTCAGTTTTGATAATTTGATATGCTTCTTCTGGAGTAATACGCCTACTCATTTCCATAGCAATGGTAAACTCTACTCTTGTTCCAAAGTGTTTCAGTGCTTCTTCAAAACAATTTAGTTCTTCATACATGATTAATCTGGATAACCATCGTCATCATTGAATACCTCATCATAGTCTGATATTGGAATATCATATTTAGTGTCATACTTATATGCCTGTGGATCAGAATAAACTTCTGACTCCAACTCATCAATAATAAGTTTCAATTTAGAAATAATTTTTTTAAGTTTATCCTTTTCCATAAAAAAATGGGAGGTCACCCTCCCATTCTAACAATTATGTGTGTGTAAGTCAATCACTTGACATAGGATTTTCCACGATAGCAGAATGTACCATGGGTCTCTTTGGACTCTACACAACGTGTATCATACTCAACACCACGATAAGAAGTGTGAGTAATTTGAGCATCATGCAGAGCAGCAGCCTTATTGATCTGCTTGCGAATGAGATTGAGTGTGTTCATGATTGTACTCCTAAAGTAGTTGGATTTTTAGACCCGTTCCTTTAGTCGTTTGCGTCCCATGGACAATGAGGAGTTGCCTCAATAATTGTATCAACTAGTTCCAGTTTAATCACTCCATTCAAATCTTGATTCTGCTGAATCCTGAGCATAATTGCATCAGCATCTTCACATAATAAACTTGAATAGAGTAAGAAATCAACCATGAGATGAACGCTCCGTTCCGCGACTTACTTGCGTCTCTTTTTGAGATGAACGACAGGTAAATTATAACCTATTACTATATATCTGTCAAGTGTGTTTGATGATACAGTTTTGTATCTACACAAACATTCCTTCCTTTTTTAAAAAGTTAAGAGTTTCTTTCAGACTTCCTCTATGATTAAGACCAACAGAAATTTGTGGATACTCTGCTTCCTTCCCAAACTCTGCTCTGAATTGTTTATCTGTAAAATCTACATCTAATAAAAATTCTCTGATGTCTTGACCAAGACTTTCCAAGAGTTGCTTTGCTCTCTCACACTCTTGACTGTTATTAGAATATACTAATGCTTGCATGGTCTTCCCCCAATAGCATCCCACATATCTTGAACCATATCTGGTGTTGGTGCAGTTCGTTCATGCATATCTGGAACTTTCCACTGTTCCCATTTATCAATTTGTTCCTGTGTAGGAACCTCAATTCTTACCATAGTTCCCTCTTCCTCAAACTCTTTATTCATATCAATATATGTTTGAGGTGTGAGTTTAATCTTTTTAGATTGATGCATTTTTTGATATTGATTTGCACCCAAGTTATCTAGAAAATCATTAGTCACGTTGCCTCCAATCATCTGTTCTATCTTGATGAAACCATTCTGCAATCTCATCTGTGTTTTGGAATCCCTTTGTATGATTAGATGGGTCAGGATCCCCTAGTCCCATCTGTATCATAAAATCATCAAGACCACCTCTCTCAACATCAGGGTTAGCAGCAATTCTTCTTGCTTTATTCAACATCTCATAAGCAGATCTATTTGCCTTAGCAAGTTTGTTTGCCCAGATCATATCTTTAAGATCTACCTCTTCACCATTTACAATACGTGAACAGATAAACTCAAGTCTGAGTCTGTATTTTGTAGATAGCATATAGAACTATTGCCTTTGATGTATTTATTTTAAGGGATTACCATTTTTATCTACTAAACCAAGTTTTCTAACTTGTGAAAGGTTAGATTTTTCTTGCTTCTTTAGTTTTTTATATTTTTTAATAAGTTTATCAACCTCACCTTTTGAAATATTGACTTTAAGTTTGTCTTCATTTTCTACAAATCCAAGACCTGCTTTCTTTGTTTCTTCCTTAGCATCAACATATTCATTAATTACATCTTGAATTTCATCTCTAATGATGGAGTTAATTTGTTTCTCCAATTCTTCATCAGCATTCATTTTTTCTTTTCCTCAGGACCTTTATTGCCCCACATCTTGGGACTTACTCTTCCTTCTGTTTGGTCAAATCTAATGAAATCTTTTTTATACTTGTCATAATAAAAATCAAAAAGATCAACCTTTTTACTACAGTTAGTAACATCATAAGTCACTTGTCCATCTACAAGATATTGCACAAGGTAAGATGTATAAGGGAGTTTTTTATCATTAGCAAGTTCAGGATCACAAGCTTCATGTAAGATTTTTATACTCATCAGATTCTATCTCCCCACTTGATATCAGGAAATGCAGATTCAACAATATCCTTTTTCAATTTGTATTTTGACTCAAGTTGACCATCCTTAACAAGACAAATAATCTCTGCCTCATCAGGATGAAGACCCTCAAGTAATTGAATGAACATACTCTCTCTACGAATATTAGAGAGGGAATCATTACCACCCTTTACAAAGTGATATAAATTCTTCCATTCTTTTCTTAGAGAGGTATGATCTGTGCCCAGTGGCGCTTCATTCTTATTGTAAGGAACCTCACCCTCAGGCATGATGCTGACAGCAGAGTCATCAAAGTTCCAAATCAATACAGCCTTTAGAGCATCACACCCATATTCTTTAAGAGTTTCAATTTTTTTTGCTTTGCTTCTTTGCTTACTAGCAAGAGATAAGATCTCATGAAGAAATGGATTGGGTGGAAGTTTTGTAGATGTTGCCATGTTTGTTCAAATCAATGTGGTTATTTATTCAGTCTCAGAGAAGTCCTCTGGGTTTTCAAATCTAACAGCAAGAATATCATCTGCTATGAGTTGTCCATTTTCATCAAACATTTCTGGATGTGTTGGGATGTATGTTGAGTTTCTCTCATAGACATATTCCTTAAGAAGATATCCTACCACACCACCTACAATTAGAAATAAAATTGAAATGATTGAAGAAAGGGTTAAAGTAACTGCTAACATTTTACTCTCCTGGATCTTTTTTTCTAAAGTCCAAGCAGAAATGAAAATAGAACTCAACCTCTCTGTTAAAGAAGGAGAGCATATTTCCAAACCTTACTTGAAAAGTCTTTGGAACTGTCTTCTTCCTCCTTTTTCTTAATAGTAATTCAACTCCACGATTTATTTGAGTTGGATTACTTGTAGTTTTATTTAGAGGTCCTCCTCCTTTTTCTTCCTGGTCTCTTTTCTTGCTCATACTTCCAAGCATCCTGTAGTAAATTGTACAAATAATCTTTGATCTTACGTGCCTCTGGTTTACCCAGATGACCATAACCCTCTCTCAATTGTTTGTGTTGAGAGTCATTACCACCCTCCAAATAATCTTCAAGGTCAAGAATCAAAGTATTAATCTCAGCAGCAGCAGGAGAATCAATGAATGATTCTACATCCCTCTTTGTTGCTTTAATGCTATGGAGGTATTCATACATGTTAAGCATGAACTTACCTTTAAAGGCATAATCAATAGTGTGTTCAACAACATCATACATTTGATAGAGTTCCCAACCTTTGTCCATTAAACCAAATTGTTCTCTTTAAGATATTTAACTGTTTCACTACATCCACCAATTAATTTGCCTTCCAACTTAACTCTTGGAAATGTAGAACCTGGTCCAAACTCAGCATAGAATTCTGATCTAGTAAAGTCCCTGCCCATTATATACTCAACAAATGGAAGTTCTGCTAATTGTAACACCTGAATTACCTTAGTACAATAAGGACATCCATTCTTAGAAAAAACCTTATAAGTATCAAACATTAAATGTACTCCTATATGCTGGATCTTTTTTTAATTTTTTAAAATCATCCCAAGAACAAATGCAAGTTTTGTAACCAGGATATTTTCTATCTACAATTTGAGAATATGCCATACAAGTTGGATAGTCACCTTTAAACCACACTTCTTTCTTCTCTTTTATTACTACATGTTCAACCATGATGAGGTTTAAATTCTTCCATAGGAACTGTTTTAGTTAGGTCTCTACGTGATTGATTCTTAATAATAATAAATGCATCTTTGTTGTACTTACGAGTGCCTTTAGGTGACTGCCACTTTTTATTGTAAACCTCACCTACATCAATACCAGAGATTTGGGTTCCACCAATCTCCACATCAATCTCATCATTTTCAAGATCCCAACCAAGTTCTTCAATTACACTACTGATGTCAATCATAGGATGTTACTCACTGGAACAAAATTAGATTGCACTACTTCTTGCCAATCCTTCTCAAAAATGTCCATACCCTTATCAGTAAGGATGTGATCATACATTTGTTCAAGGACTTTGGGTGGCATGGTGCAAATCTCAGCACCATTATACCATGACCTGATGGCACGTTGCACGCTTCTAATGGAAGCAGACAATACCTTTGTCCTGATACCATGAATACGATACAGTTCAGAG